CGAGGCCAGCAGATCGTTAAACCTCGCGGCCATCTTGGCTCGGTGTTCGGGCGACATCTCAGGGGCTGGCGGTGGCGGTGGTGGCGGTGGTCTATACGTCGAAACAAACGAGGGTTTCGGTATTCCTTCAACGTCCGCCCATCGCTCGGCGTTCAGCCATGTTGCAGGGTGCGGAATAAACTTAGGGTCATCCGGCCATTTGTACTTACCGGCAGCACTTGTGATCTCATCGGGTGGAGCCTTCTTAATAGCAGACCGCCAAGCTTTAACGGCAGAACCCTTTGCCACCTTGCGGGGATACACCTTCCAAAAATCATCAAAGCCAGCGAGCGAAGCGGAGCGGCTATTATTATTTTTATTATGGTTCTGGTTCTGGTTCTGGTTATCATTGCTTCGGCTCTGCATCGGCAATGCTTTTGCATCATCCGACTCCAATGATTCCAATGGCTTAGGCTCTGGCTCAGCGTTCCATCTTTTCTGAGCAGAGCGTCTCATCTTTTCAGTTTTCTGCGCGACTTTCTCTAGCTCAGCATCAATCCGGCTATGCCGACCATCCGAAAAGAACTCCATGATCGTGCTGCCATGGCGGTTCCATTCCTTAGTTGTCATGCGGCAGATGCGAGCCAGCTTGATCTCATCGGATGGGATGCCACCCGTGCGCCAGTAGTGCGCGATCAATAACAGATAGCCGCCATGCTCGATGGCAGTCAGATGCTGGGTGTCACCTAAATAATCGCCCCAATATAGGGGCATATACGGGATAGACATGACGGCACTCCTATTGAAGCGAAGGCCGTCAACGGATATAGTCCACCCGTATCTGCCAACGCCGCTACGTTGGTTATCGGGCCAGTTGAGATTAGCCGTCTCGCTGGCCCTTCTCTTTTCTAATACTATGCGGATTGTTTCGCAACATAATCCACAGAAACTACAGCCTTTGCTTCCTCACCGTATCGCTTGACCACCCATAGCTCGACCACTTGACGGTCATCTTCAAAGACAATGCCATTCAGCGCATCGCTTATCAGCTTGACCACGTTATCAAGGTCCGGCTTCTTGGCTGGCCTTTCAACACCCGCCAGCATTAGCTCACGCTTGGCCTTGGTAATGGATCGCGGCGGCTCTGTTATCACCATGATATTCAGCGACACAGGCTCAGCCATCGGCGGCTTGTAACCCATCGCAGCCTTGGCAATCTTGGCAATGTCAGCCTCAGCCTGTCGGGTCTGGCTTGGCGTATAGACATGGCCGGTTCGTGTCACACGAGGCCGCTGCTTGCCTTTGATCTCGCCGGGGATGGTAAATATTATCATTGCCACCTCAAAAAAAAGCCCCGCCCTGAGCTATTGTCTGGGACAGGGTGAGGCAGTTGCTGAGGGAGAGAGAGGAACCCTACAGCCCGAAGCATAGCGTCAACCCTCCAAGTTCTCAAGTATCGCGCGGCCTATTAGTTCTGGTATCTGTGGGACTACCGCATTGCCTAGTTGTTTAAGTCTGTGTGACCAACCGGGAACCCCATAAGCCACTCGACCCACTGAGGGTTCAGTCTCCCACCAACCGAAGCTGCTAGGGTTGGGGTATTGCGTAAATACTCTGCCGGATATGCCCCCTCTTTTGCGTTGTGAGCTGTTGGAGTCGGCCATACTTTTCTGGCTTTGACTTGGCCCGCTCGACTGGTCATCGCCATAAACTCCTGCCGATCTATCCCGGCCTTCGCCAGCTTCTTCATTGACCCTAAATTGGTAAAGCCCTTGGTGTCTGGAGTCGGGTAAAGACTCCTCACCGCTGCCGCTGTCAGTCCGTTCCTTGGATTGGTCATGTCGCAGTTGACTCCCTTCTTCGCATCGTTCGCTACAGGGGTAGGCCACGATCCAGATACGATCTCTGCGGTGAGGGGCGCCAACGGAGGAAGCTGGTATGCAATGCCATTCCGCATCATACCTGAGCGCGGCCAAGTCCCTGAGAACGCGGTCAAGCCCTCGACTAAGCAATGCTGAGACGTTTTCCACGATGACGTATTGGGGTCGTAGCTCGCCAATAAGTCTGGCGTAGTCTGCCCATAATCCGCTACGCTCGCCTTCAATCCCTGCGCCCTTTCCTGCAAGGGAGATGTCTTGGCAGGGGAATCCTCCACAAATAGCGTCAACTGATATGCCTCTCTCATTCAGCTTATCCTTTGTTAAGGTTGTTATGTCTTCAAAGACTGGGACATTCGGCCAGTGCTTATGTAAGACCTTCCTCGCGTGGGGGTCGATCTCACAGAAAGCCACAGTCTCAAAGCCTCCTGTCCTTTCAAGGCCAAGAGAGAAGCCGCCGATGCCGCTGAATAAATCGAGCAGCTTGAGCTTCATTGCTTGCCTCGAATCCAGAGCCACATCAAATCTTCTGCCGACCACGGCACGCCCTTGGCTTTGCAGCTTTCCAGAATCCTAGGCCACAGCTTTACCGGCAGCTTATTCCGATAGGCCGCTTGCCTCAGACTAAAGAACGAGACGTTCCATTCTTCAGCACAATGGCGAATGCCGCCTAAAGATATTAACAGGTCGCTTGCGTTCATTTCTCACCTCGCATTTTTTTGTATTAGCTACAAACTTTTTGGTTGACAACCATTGAGGGCAACAAATATGTTGATAATGCAACGGCTAACAGAGAGGTAAGCCATGAATAGTCTCGGTAATATGCTCGGCGCGATGCTGGCTGGACAGGCCGCAGCCCTACAAACAGAGCAACCCTTTGATCGCAGCGTGGGTATCGGTGGCAGCGATGCCATGCGAATCATGGCTGGCGATTGGGTCCGTCTCTATGATGAGAAGGTTGGCAACCGCCAGTCAGAAGACCTGAGCGGTGTCTTCAAGGTCCAGCTTGGCGTCTATACAGAACCATTCCATGCTGATTGGTTCGCCAAGATGCTAGGCACAGAGGTCACAATCCTCAGCGATACGCTCCTGCATCCTGACCATGAATGGATGTATGCCCATCTCGACCGCTGGCTACCGAAGCACAAGACATTCGTAGAGCTAAAGCACACTCGCTCTGGCGCATCAGTGTGGGAGAAGTCCCGCTTCTATATGCCGCAGCTACAGCACTACATGGCAGTGACCAATACCAAGTCCTGCTACTTCTCGATCATCCCCGGCAATGATGAGCCTCGCTACTGCGAAGTCGAACGCGATGATGAATACATCGAGAACCTGATCCAGATGGAGCAATCATTCTGGTGGCATGTCAAAGAACGCGAGGCCCCAGAGCAAACACCTTTCGGTGAACTGGCCCGCATCAACAAGATGGCAGAGGCCGTCAAGGTTGATGGCTATCGGGTCGCCGATATGACTAAGGACAATCTCTGGACGGATGCAGCCGCCCGCTTCATTGCCAATCAAGCCGCAGCCAAAGCCTTCGACCAAGCCAAAGACGATCTTCGGTCAGCCGTTGGCGATGATGTCGGTGAAGCCTATGGTCATGGTGTTGTTGCCAAGCGTGACAGCCGTGGTCGCGTCTCGATCCGTGCAGCTAAGGAGTAAGCCGTGTCGAAGCTCCTGCAAACCAATGAAGCAATCAACATGCTGGAAGAACTAGCCCAGCTTGTGATGCTTCGATCTACAGACATCTATCTTTTGCGCCGTGCCGATGCCGCCTTAACGGCTATCGAACAGCATGACATAGAGCTTGGCGAGCAAGAGGATGAGCGCGAGCGCATCGCCAATGACAATGATGACATCGTTGATGATGTCCAGAACGGACCCGCCGAAGAATATGACAACCAATACGGAGAGTACAATGAGTGAGCTTAACCTACATCAGCGCCTATCTGCCGCTATGCAGAAGGTCAGCTATATCCAGAAGGAAAAGAAACAGGGTATGCGCTACAGCATCGTCAGCCATGATGCCGTCACCGCAAAGGTTCGCCCTGCCCTACTAGAAGTTGGCGTGATCTACTATCCAGTGCAATTAACCAATGGACAGACTGGCAACCGGACTGACTGCACGATGGTCATCCGCTTCGCCAATGTGGACAATCCATCTGACTGCATTGATGTGCCGTCATTCGGCTATGGCATTGACGATCAGGACAAAGGCCCCGGTAAGGCGATGTCCTATGCCGTGAAGTATGCGCTTCTCAAAG